TATTATAAATATAATTTGGGATTATACACCGATGATATATACTACTGTAGTAGTGGCATTTGTGGGTAATATAGTAAATTTTGAAAGAAATAGAAAAAGATGTTTAATAAAGCAGTATTCATTTTATGAACAATTACGCTTTAACTGTGAATGGTATATTAATGAAATGGTTAATATATTGCAAGGGAGCAGATGTGTTAATTTATATGATAATATTTGTGTGGATAGATCATTAAGCAATGTTCATATTATTAATAAAAATATTGATAATAATGACAAAAACAGGATTGATGAAATTTCCAAAGAATTCCTTCGACAAATAGAAGATTTATCAAAAATATGGTTAGGGTATGAGTTTATAGATTGTGATTTACATGCAGCAGCACAGTATTCTTCTGAATTGAATATTTCAGTGACAAAAATTATAGAGGGAAATACAAGGATAGAGGAGAAATCAATAAAAAAGATTATAATGGATGCCCATTATTTTTTGGCACAATTTAGAAGACCTTGGAGATATGATAATAAAATTGACAATAAAATTAGAGCTTTGCAAAGTAATAGGCTTTATTAGTGCAAATATACGCAATGTAATAGCACCCTCCGGGGTGCTTTCCTAATGCATAGAAAGAGGGGTGAGCCTGAATGACCAAAAAACAGAAGAGATTTGTAGAAGAATATCTAATCGACCTGAATGCCACTCAGGCCGCCATCAGGGCAGGATATAGTCCGGATACCGCAGGATCGATTGGAGCAGAAAACCTTAAAAAACCTGAAATTAAAAGTAGGATTGACAAAGCAATGGCCGAGAGATCCAGACGGACAGGCATTAATCAGGACCGTGTTCTGCAGGAACTGGCGCGGATCGGATTTGCAAAGATCACGGATGTTGTGGATCCAGATACTGCCGAGATCCGGCTGGATGCTTCGGAGGATGATCTTGCCTGTATCCAGTCTATCAAGATTAAGCCGAATGAGTTCGGTACCGAAAGGGAAGTAAAGCTGTATGATAAGAAATCGGCGCTGGTAGATCTCGGGAAGCATTTGGGATTGTTTAAAGACAAAATGGAACTGACCGGTGACATGGATCTGAATATCACGATTGATTATGGTGAGGATGATACCGGATGAACATTACGGTAAAGGCTAATCCATGCTTCAAAGAAGTGGATATGAGCCGGAAACGTTATATCGTGATGAAAGGCTCTGCCGGATCAGGGAAGAGCGTTGATACAGCCCAGAACTATCTCTTGCGGCTGATGCAGGACAAGGGTAGGAACCTGGTCTGTATCCGCAAATCAGATATCACGAACAGGGATAGTACCTATGCAGAGCTGACGGGAGCTGCTTACCGCATGTTTGGAGAGCAGGTGGATCGGTACTGGAATATCAAGCAAAGCCCGTTGTCACTTACCTGCCGGGCAAACGGGAACCAGATTATTTTCCGCGGAGTAAATGATGAGAAGCAGCGTGAGAAGTTGAAATCTATCACCTTTCAGCGAGGAAAGCTGACAGATGTATGGATCGAAGAAGCAACAGAAATCACGCAGGCAGATTTTGAGATCATAGATGACCGTCTTAGAGGAGAGCTTCCTCCAGGGCAGTTTTATCAGATACGGATGACCTTCAATCCGGTGAACAGAAATCACTGGATCAAGAAGGTCTTTTTTGATGTCCCGGATCCGAATGTATTAACTCATCACAGCACATATCTAGATAATCGCTTTATTGATGCTGCATATCATGCCCTTGGTGGAAATGGCATGGTGACACATCTTCTGGAAGAGGTCGAAGAATTACCTATAAAAAATTGAAAGAGAGGCAAAACCAAATGGAACAGATTATGAATTATGTAAAACCGGAACTGATTGTTGTGGCTGTGGTCCTGTACTTTATCGGTATGGGGCTGAAGCAGGCGCAGGCTGTAAAGGATAAGTATATTCCTCTTTTCTTGGGCGGAGTAGGCATCCTGTTGTGCGCAGTCTGGGTTCTGGCCGCAAGTCCGCTTGGGACGGGACAGGATATTGCAATGGCAGTCTTTACGGCAATAGTCCAGGGAATCTTGGTGGCAGGATTATCTACTTATATTAATCAGGTCATTAAACAGACAGGCAAAAATGAATGATAATGAGATTGACAGGATTGTCCGGGAGCATGGTTCCGCGCTCCCGGCCGGCCTGTATGTATCAATCTGCAGAAGCGAGCAGGTGGATCATGTGCGCCGGGACGGGGACTGGATTGATATCTGGACCAGAACCGGCGGCCACTGGAGAATCAGAATTGTGTAGTGTTGCGATGCCGCAACAGGAAGGAGAGTAGTTATGGCACATTTATTTGTGATTGCAGGACACGGGGCAGGGGACCCTGGAGCAGTAGGAAACGGATACCAGGAGGCAGAAAGGGTTAGAGCTTTAGGAAACAGAATTAAAGCCCTTGGAGGGGATAATGTGACCCTCGGGGATACAAGCCGGAACTGGTACGCGGATAAGGGAATCAGTTCTTTGAATATCCCAAAAGACTGGTGTATCATTGAGCTTCATATGGACAGCGCTTCTGCGTCTGCCAGAGGAGGCCACGTAATCATCAAGTCAGGATATACAGCAGATGTATATGATACCGCACTGGCGAACTTTATCGGAGGCATCCTTCCCGGGAGAGCACAGCTGATTGTGGGACGGTCCGATCTGGCAAACCCGAACCGGGCGGCAGCGAAGGGATATAATTATCGTCTGGTAGAATTTGGGTTCATTACAAATGCAACAGATGTGTCCATTTTCAATAACCGTATGGATGGTATTGCAAGAGGCGTACTTAGCGCCTTTGGTATTTCAAGCGGTGCGCCTGCTGGCTGGGTGCTGGATGATACAGGATGGTGGTACCGGAATGCAGACGGAAGTTACCCGAAATCCGGCTGGCGACAGATCGGGAACGATTGGGACTATTTCGACAGCAGAGGCTATGCTGTTTCCGGACAGTGGCTCCAGGATGGAGGACACTGGTATTATCTGAAGGAAGACTGCCGGATGGTAAAAGGCTGGAGAAAGATTGATGGAGTCTGGTACTATCTGAATCCGCAGTCTTATTCCGGGCATCCATTAGGAAGCATGTTAGACGGCTGGCAGTATATCAGGAATTACTGGTATTATCTGAATCCGAAATCTGGAGAAGAGATTCCACACGGCGGCATGCTTACGGGTATGATGGACGTAGGAGATTATACTTACTACTGCAGGCCGAAATCAGACGGACATCCGGAAGGAAGTATGGTGACAGGATGGCTGAAGCTGGAGGACAGCTGGTATTACTGTAACAAAGACAACGATTGCCAGCCGGTGGGGTCTCTCTTTAAGAACCACTGGTATGGAGAGAATGGGGAGCGGTATTATCTGAAGGATGATGGGAAGATGGCAAGTGAGGAGACCCTGGTCATTTCCGGAAAGGAATACAGCTTCGACAGCAGTGGAAAAGAGAAATAATATAATTCCCGGAGCCGTAAAAAACTCCGGGAATATTTTCTTGACATTTTTATTAGCATGTATTATGTTGCGTATTTGAGGACAAATTTGTAAAATGTTGAAAGCAAATATATAATGGAGGGAATCAAGAGTGGACATCGTTAAGAAAATCTTATTAATACTTGAAAATCATGAAATGATTTGTAGTATAGTAATTTCATTGACCGGACTATTAATAGATTTTTATTTGGCAATAAAAATTAGAAAACAAGAGAAAAGAAGGGCATTGTTAAATTTTACATGTAGAATAGATAATGAAAGAAAATTAACTGAAAAAGAGGAGAAAAAATATGGGATAAATTCGGTACCTATCCCTATTTTGATAAAGAATACTTCTGGTGGTATGTGTAAAGAAATATTTATTTTTATAGTTAATGATCGCAATGATACCTATATAAAATGCAAGGGTAAAAATTTAGGAAAATTACAAGCATCTATTAGTAGCTGTCAATTTAAATATATCGAAGAATTATGGGATCAAGAAGAAAAAGAACTGTTGATACGATCAGGGGGACACGGAATGAATAGAGAGTTGGGTGTGGTTGTAGCATATACAGATGCTGAAGGTAAGGAATGGGTCAAAGATTCAAATGGCAAAATTTATAGAACTAAAAATAAATTAGATAAATTTCTGAAACTTGGATTGCCATTACCCGGATATAAAGGTATGTAAAAAGTTTCTTTTCTTTTGGAATAGTACATCATCCTCATAAGAAAACAGGACACTGTCTTAGCCTAAAATGTTAACCCCGTTTGGAGCCGATAAGACTATGACTGCTGTTATTTCCGGCGAGGCGGATATCGGCTTTATGGGTTCCGAAGCATCGATCTATACTTATAATGAAGGAGCTACGGATTATGTGGTGAATTTTGCGCAGCTTACCCAGCGGGCGGGGAACTTCCTTGTAGCAAGGGAGGAGATGCTGGACTTTACCTGGGAGGATCTGAAGGGGACTAAGGTACTGGGCGGCCGGAAGGGTGGTATGCCCCAGATGGTGTTTGAGTATATCCTGCGAAAAAATGGGATTGACCCGGCTGCGGATCTGGAAATTGATCAGAACATTGATTTCGGCTCTACTGCGGCAGCATTTTCAGAAGGCCAGGGAGATTTTACGGTTGAGTTTGAGCCCGGTGCTACCAGTCTTGAAAAGGAAGGGAAAGGCTATGTAGTAGCATCACTTGGTACGGACAGCGGGTATGTGCCATATACAGCTTTTTCTGCGAAGAAAAGCTATATAGAAGAAAATCCGGAAGTAATCCAGGGATTTACCCATGCGCTGCAAAAAGGAATGGACTTCGTGCAGAATCATACGCCAGAAGAGATTGCAGAAGTAATCGAGCCACAGTTTACGGAGACAGATCTGGAGACGATTACAACGATTGTAACCAGATACTATGACCAGGATACCTGGAAAGATAATCTGATCTTTGAGGAGGAGAGTTTTGACCTTCTCCAGGACATTCTGGAAGAAGCAGGAGAACTGAGCAGCCGTGCGCCGTATGAAGATCTTGTTACGACAGAATTTGCAGAAGAAGCGGCAAAATAATCAATAGAAGATAATGGTTGACATCCCCTTTCAAAAAAGGTATAGTTACTTTAGCGATTAAACGCGTTAAAGCGACGGGCCAGAAAGGGGATTTTTTTTATGCCTATCACAGATATTTTAGAAAAAAACTGCCGGCTGTACGGCGATGATGTGGCGCTGGTGGAGATCAATCCGGAAATGCCGGAGACCAGAAGAGTTACATGGAAGGAATATGAGTTGATCGAACCGGTGAGGGCATCTTATTATCGGCGGGAAATCACCTGGAATGTCTTTAATGAAAAGGCCAATCGTTTTGCCAATCTGCTTTTAGAGCGAGGAGTGCAGAAAGGGGACAAGGTAGCAATATTACTGATGAATTGTCTGGAATGGCTGCCGATTTATTTTGGAATACTAAAAACAGGAGCATTAGCAGTACCGCTGAATTTCCGGTATTCTGCTGATGAGATTAAATATTGTGTAGAGCTTGCCGAGGTGGATGTGCTGGTATTCGGGCCGGAATTTATTGGCCGTATCGAAGAGATAGCGGATGATATCAGCAGACACCGTCTGCTGTTTTTCGTAGGAGATGGATGCCCGGGGTTTGCGGAAGATTATACCATGCATTCGGCAAATTGCTCCAGTCAGTCACCGAAAATCGATGTGACAGACGAGGACTATGCGGCTATTTATTTTTCGTCAGGAACCACAGGATTTCCGAAAGCAATCCTACATACACATCAGGCTTTGATGCATGCAGCAAAGGCGGAACAGAATCACCATGGGCAGACAAAAGATGATGTATTCCTATGTATCCCGCCGCTGTATCATACGGGTGCGAAGATGCATTGGCTTGGAAGCCTTTTGACAGGTGGAAGAGCCGTGCTTTTGAAAGGAACGAATCCGGAATTTATCCTGAGAGCTGTATCAGAAGAGAAATGTACGATTGTCTGGCTGCTGGTGCCATGGGCGCAGGACCTTCTTCTGGCACTGGACAGTGGAAAGATAAATCTGGATATGTATCAGCTGGATCAGTGGCGCTTGATGCATATCGGCGCGCAGCCGGTGCCGCCCAGCCTGATCAAGCATTGGCTGGATTACTTCCCGAATCATCAGTATGATACTAATTACGGACTGAGCGAGTCCCTGGGACCCGGCTGTGTTCATCTGGGGATTGGAAATATCGATAAAGTGGGAGCCATCGGAAAGGCAGGATATGGATGGAAAACACGGATCATCGACGAAAATGGCAATGATGTCAGACCAGGCGAAACAGGAGAGCTGGCGGTCAGCGGCCCGGGGGTAATGGTCTGTTACTATAACGATCCGAAGGCTACAGAAGAGGTACTGCACGAGGAATGGCTGTATACCGGGGATATGGCAGAAGAAGATGAAGATGGATTCATTTTCCTGGTAGATAGAAAGAAAGATGTCATTATCAGCGGCGGAGAAAATATTTATCCGGTACAGATCGAAGATTTCCTGCGGACACATGAGGCAGTACATGATGTGGCAGTGATTGGGCTGCCGGATCATAGATTGGGAGAGATTTCAGCTGCAATCATCGAGTTGAAACCAGGCTTCACCTGCGATGAAGAAGAAATCAATCATTTCTGCAAAAAACTTCCAAGATATAAAAGACCAAGACGGATCTTTTTTGCCGATGTACCAAGGAACGCAACTGGAAAAATCGAGAAGCCAAAGCTGAGAGAAAGATATGGCGCTTTACATCTGGTAGAGGTGCAGAATCGTAGTTAAAAAAATAACAAGGGACGTGGTGTGCTCCCCGTCAAGTAGACAGTGAAAAAAATATAAAGTTTTTTGGTTGTCCAGTTTTTTGCTGGGC